TTACTTGGTAAAGCTATATGCCGTCTTCAAGTCGCTCTCTTTTGATGTCTCACTTGGTTCTGAATCCGTCAAAACGCCATTACAGTGGTGCTGATAGTGATGAATCAAGTCCCAGTGCCGTTGCGTCAGCTTGCCGCCGTCAATAATCGCTTTCAGCTCAGTGGTGCCGTTATATTGATCAATCAGCTGCAGCATCTTCAGCGACGGCGCAACTTGTTTCTTCAGCCAGCGGGTAATGTGCTCGTAACTCAATGGTTCAGGATTGGTTGAGAGCCTCAGCTTGTCGCGATAATTGCCGATGAAAGCATCCCAACGCGGATCTGTCGCCCACTGACTTTTGGCTTTGTGGCTCGGCGTCAAGAAGCGCAGGTAACGGTTGATGATGCCGAACACAACTTTCTCTGGATCATGCTCTGCCAACAGATTCTTAATTGCCGCAGCGGCGCGTTTGCGACGTAATCGGACTTCAAAGCGTGTCCGTATCGGCTGATCTTCAATCGCAATCTCAGGGTGCTTCTGGTGTTGCTCAAAGGCCTTGTCGTAAATACAGAAGTACACCTCACTTTGCGGTGACCCCAGATACAAAGTTCTGCCGGATACCTCCCACTGCTTCGTGCGATTATCTCGGAAGCCGTGAAAACGCGAGGTGAATTCATCGCGGTCACACTTCTCAATCAAGGTCGGCACATCGAGTAAACCATTACGATCATTGATGGCGAGGTCAACCCGCGTGAAGTGACCGTCAAGCGCAATGCACGTCTCCAAGAAGTCATACCAAGTCCGGTTCTGCTGGCGCAAATAAGATTCAACATAGCGGCAGCCTTGGCCCTTCAGCTCAATCATTGTGCCACTGTCTTCACTTGGATCATAACCGTCTGCAGTCACATCTTGATACGGCGACAACAACACATCGATTTCACCGCACTTGAAGGTCGCACTGTAACCATAGCGTGCGCCTTCCTTGAGATTGAAGTGATTGAGGTTAATCTGGAACAGTTCGGTCACCAGTTCTTCATAGTCATGCGACTTGAAGGTAACGCCCAAGTAATCAATACAGACGTCAATGTTGTTCTGCCCGGTCAGCGACCGCAGCGCCAACGTCAACCGCAATCGCGCTTGCTTGTTAATCGGGCTCTTCCCTGTCAGCAACTGGTTCAAATGCGACCGACTGTAATCAGCCGTCGTCGCTAATTGTCCCTGAGTAATCTTATGCGTACGCATCTCATCATGAAACTGGTTTAGCCAGTCGGTATTCGTCATCCCGCCGACTAAGTTCAAATCTTTCAGCATGTTAGCTCCTTTCGAAGCGACCTGACAACAAAGCCACCTATCTGCCTACGCAAAGTGGCTTGCCACCGGCGCTTTCGTCCTACTTACGTGTATTTTGTCTTTAATATTTGCCCCCCTATTAGAGACCGGGGGCTTGTGGCGGCCGGCTAACGCCGACCGCTGCCGCTCGCGCTAGCGGCTTTCGCGCTGCACGCCGCGCACGGCGGCATACGTTGCAAGACCCTTCCGGAAGGTCTGTGAGAACTTTCGCTCTCACCATATACAGACGGTTTGTAGGACGCGATTTGAAACAGAAACGTTTTTTGTTACACATTCTTAACAATGATTAGTCGGTAACAACTCACAAATCAATAAAAGATCTCCCTTACAATCAAGGAAGATCTTTGAAGTTGATTCAATATAAAACTGATTAAATGTGTTTAACGTCATAGCCTACTCTACCCATACTGACGCTCTTTATATACCTCGTACGTAACCATTTGCAGCAATCGAACATAGCCTTGGATACTCTTGGCGGTGATTATTGAATTGTTCGTAATCGAGTTAAATTTTATTGATAGCGTTGACAGCGAATCTCGCACCTTTCGGATTACCCATCCGGTGTCAGATGCCCGTAACGATCTCAATGACAGGATTGAAATACGAATACTTTCGGCTCTAGTATCTTCTTCCTCCCGGCGAAAAAATTCTTCTGATGAAATTGAATAGCTATCACTCCAAATCGCAGGACTGCTGGAGAAATAACCAAATATTGGTGCTCTATTAATGCTATCAAGAATTGCTTGACTCCAGTCCTGGTCTAATTCACGGAAATTTTGAATTCGAAATAAACTATAAATCTGGCGGATTACGATTGGATTAGCATGCCGAAAAATAACTTCGATAAGATTATCTAGTCTCATGCCATTATTTCTCAGCTCTGATCCAGAGCTATCAGACTCGTCTATTTTTGTCACGTATTCCCAAAACTGTTTCAACAAATGCGATTGTGCGCGCCCCGCGACATTCTTTTCCAAAACCTGACGAGAATCTATCTTCCAAGGTGTTTGCTGTAACCAATGATCATCCAAAATTCCACGATTTCGTTTCAACAGAAGATTAAACAGTCGGGATGAAAGAAGCTCAAGTTTAAATTCAGATTTTGAATCAATGATTCTTGGTGTCTGCTTCCGAATGGCATGAAATAAAAAGGACACTCGTCTCTCATCTTCCTGTGCATGGATAAATTCGCTATCCAAGATGGCCATCCAGTAAAAATAGAGTGCCGCTTCTGATTCAGAATCAACACAACGAAAGAACTCTGTAAATGCAAAATTTACAAATTCCTGTTCATTACTTCTCGGCATGCAAAAAACAGTCTCAAGATAACGTGTTGTAATTTGGAGGATTTCCTCACGGTAAGATGGCATGTCAAAGTAGTTTTTCAAAAACACTTCGTAAAAGAGCGCCCCATCAGAAAAGCCTTTAACTTGTTTGTCAGCAGGCAAACTCATGGAAGCTAAGAATCTTTGCCACACTCTAATCCGTTCTCGCGAGTCAGTCTTGTTATCCGTCAGCATTTGTCGCCGAAGACGATACTTTATTCCATTCTGCGATGACTCTGTCCAGTCCATCAGCCATCTTATGGAAATCCATAGTAATCGCGTCATTGTTCCCAATCCGGACAAATAGCATATCAGTAGCAGCAACTTTAGATACGGCACAGACCAAAGTAAGGTTGGAACAGCCATTAGACACACGCTAATAAATACTTGGCGCAAGTTGATCACCTTATTTATCAGTACTGCGCGATCCCAACTATCCGATTGTACCGTCTCAAGTAGTAGAATCACTGTTGGCAATAATACAGCTACAAAAATTCCTGCTACCGTCCCCAGTGATGACGAATCAAAGATAACTCCCAATAGATTGTCTATTTCTCGAAGATCTTTCACACTTCAATCCTCCACTATTTTCATTTGCCCTCCAATCAATCCGCTATCATTATCTTTGACTCTTGATATACATCAAATATTGGCACCACCGAATAACTGTAGCTAACACTTACACCTTTGTCTTCATCTATTTCAAACAAAGAGATTTCCTCAGAGCCATGATTCTGATACTGTCCATCTAGTGATGGCCCATCCGTCTTTATTGCATCAAGCGTATACTCGATTCGTTCAACCTTTTGAATACCTCGCTTCATAGGGAGCATATTCCACTCGCTAAAGATAATATCATCACCATTCTTGTTCTTACCAGTCAGGGCGTTTCCCTGGGCCATGTTTGCCTTAACAATCGTCAAGGCACTTTTTACAGCCTTCTTATTCTCAGGCGCATTATACTTTCTCAGTTGCCGCAAGTATTCTTGGTAAAACACTCGATACATATGCGTAACCAAGAGCTCAGTATTATCCACCAACAATTCGATACCATACAGCGAAGTCAAAGCTATCAATGCATTCTGCTCAAACTCTTTTATATGGCTACTCATCTGGCTTGCCAGTTCCAGTTTCCGTGAGAGAATCTCGGTTAAGAACGCTCCTTCCCCTGCCGCAGGTTCAAGAAATGTGGCTGAGAGTGAATGCAAAGCTGGTTGTATTTCCGGCTGATTTAACATTTCATTTACAATACGATGTGGCGTGAAAACTTCTCCATGAGCTTTTACCCGCTGGCTAGACTTAATTAGTCGTTCGTGCACCATTAGTCCATCTCCTGAGCTCTTTTTTGAATAAAGTCTATTTCATTAGCTTCAAACTGATACTTGTTAAATAATTGTTCGTCGATACTTGACACAGAAACAGACCAATCGATATCGGAGTTATTTGAAAAATCTTGAATTGGGACTTTTGCCCACTTATCAGGATTATTATCCTGGGTGATCTTAAGAACTCCCAGTAAGATTCGAACAAATTTTGTCTTCACATACTTAAGTGCGTTCTTCGCCTCTTCTAAGCTATCAAATGCGCCGATACCAATGAAGGATCGAGTATAACCGACATTTGGGCCTCCAATTAGCGGGCTGCTTAGGGCTTCTCCCAAGAATCCACTCCCATTTGATTTAGGCAACATCACCTTAAATTTGTATAGATTTTCACTATCCTGATCAATGTATTTTCGATCTACGTACTTGTATAACCGTTTATTTGAGATTAAGCCTAAAATGCTCAGATCGGTATCCGTTTTTTTGGAATCATGAAAAATCGGAAGTTTTGAGAAGATATTACTTTCCAAGCGCCGATCTCTCCCGCCGCTACTAATTTCTTGCTTCGAATCAGGATACTCTTTGTACAACACATCCAAATTAAGCTTGTTTTGAGAGTATATAATCTGTCGAATATCGCCAGTGACATCAACGTTTCCACTAACTTTTTTAAGAATCGACTGCAACTCCGGATAAGCAGTGAACGTTTCAATTGCTCCAAAATCCTGAGATTCATCTCGAAGAGTAATCACCACTCCACCTTTGATATCAGTCCTCGGAAAAACAGCGCTACTGTCTTGCTCGTACAAAATCACTTTCAGATGCTTATCACTAAGCATCTTCTCATTCCAATCTTTAGGCGTGGCACCTGCACCAAACAAGAATCTGGCTGGTGTGATAAGAACTGTCTTCGGTGCAAGCTCATATGACATATCCATGAACAAGTGGTAAATCGGCTTGTCACTTGAGCTTGTCCCTCCAGCCTGCTCTTGATATGGAGGGTTCCCAATCACTACATCAAACTTCATATACTTGAACGCCTCCTTAATCTTCTTCACGCCAGCATCGATACTTTGCCGTGCTGTTTCAACAATTTCATCTACATACACAATGTGCGTTTGGTAGTGTTTATAACCGGTTAACGTGCGCTCAGCAATCGTCTTTGCCATTGGCGTTTTAGCTACCGCAAAGACATTCCGATCAAGAATATCGGCCCATAAATCTTCCAAGTCTTGCGCAGAGAACTTACCCGCGGTAACTTCATTCAGCTTCTGAAATTCCTGGTAATACAGTGAAGTCGCCACATACAGTGGGTACAGCCCAGTCTTTGAGTTTATTTCGAGAATATGAGCATCATTACTGAAGATCTGATTAGTGAGATCCGTTGTGCGCCATTCGGCAATCTGTTTGCCATCCTTAGTTGAGTTCTGATAGGCATCATCAAAGAAGGAGTAGCCACCAATCGTCTTACCGAGTTGCATATTAACCACTCGCCACGGCGTGAGCACAGTTTCCTTGTCTGGGTTCTTGAAGGTACTGAAAACATCGGCAATCTGCAAAGTTCGCTCAATCGGGTCCAGCTGATCTAGTTCCTTTACGCGATGGCGAATTATGCGTCCTGCTTCAATGAACACTTCGGGGTCATAGTACTTGGAAATCTGACGGAACTTGTCTTTGGTAATCCCTTGCGGCATGAATTCCGACCAAGATTGAGCATCAACCAAATCCACAAACTTATTGATGTCAACGTTCTGGTCGATATCAATATCCATCCCGTAAATCATCATCGGAATACGAATTGAGATACCACGCAGGACTGAAATCATCGATTTACGTTGTTTCTTGAGCGCATTCTTACGGTCAATATCCGCCTGTTCCTCTTCAGAACGCTCCTTCTTCGGCTTTTTTTCTGCCCGAATAGCCTTTTCGTACTGTTCATCATCTAAGCCCTGATGATTCACGTCAATCGTATCCGGCTTCTTTTCAGCCTTACTCTGGCCGACAATCGCCTTGATATCGTTGAACATTTCCAGGTCAGAATTGGTTAGCTTCAACAGCTCATCATTGTACAGAGAATCGTCATCAAAGCCGGACTGAACCGCTTTTTCAGCATAGACCTTCTTCAATTGCGTCAACAGCGTATCAATTTGATACGCCTGCATACCCTGACCTTCTTCACCGATAATTGGGAGGAAGTTCAGCAGCTCACCGAGTTTTGCCCGCTGATCAGAGGTTTGCAGTTTCCCGACACCGGTACTCATCTGCCGAGACGCTGCCATCACTTTCAAAGCACGGTCCGGTGCAAAGTCAAAAATATAGCAGTTCGTCTTACGACCGAACTCTTCATCTTCATAAGGTGTCTGCGCACGAAAGGCAGCCTGCAAGTACTGCATGGCACTATTGGTATTCGAAAGGAATAGTACCCCTGTCCACGGCTTAATCGTGACACCAGTGGTCATCTTGCGCACAGTCAACGTAATGGTGTGCGTACGGGCCGGGTGATCCGTAATGGCATCATTTACCCGCTTCAAATCCGAATCGGTAGCCGTAACCACGTTGTCGCTTGTATCCTTGTCAACGATATTCACGATTTTATAGAAACCAAACACTGGATGGTTTTCTAGCGCCGTCTTCATCGCCTTGGCCGACTTCACAGACGGCATCAGCCACAGGGTGTGGCGTAAATTATTCCGGAACTCCAAAGTTGAGAACGGATAGTTGGAACGTTCATCACGGCTTGAGATATTATCTAGAAATCTGTTCACCTTATCAGCATAGACAAACTTACCGGTCTCATCGTCAACCTTAAAGAACTCACGGAAGTTGAAGGACTTATCGTCATCAAGAAATTCCGGACTCTTGAACCGATTCTTGATTTCGAAAGTGTACATCGAAACAGACGGTAACCCGACATAAGGATTGCGCTCACCATTAGGATGCTCACTGTCCCAGGAATACTTGGCCTGCTGCTCCATTACATAGTCCCATGTATAGACTTCATCCGCATCATACTGATCGAGTAAGTTGAACGGTGTCCCGGATAGTTCCAGCACCCGCGTATACTTCGGCGTGACAACACCATCGATTACCTGTTGGGCAAGATCTGTCTGTGTTCCTTCATGGGCTTCGTCGATGATGACAAGGTCCCATTGAGTATCTTTCACTAGTTGGTTCTTGTCTGCAACCGTGCCGCCAAAAGCCTTGGAGCCACGAAGATCCTGGATACTTGCGAAGTAGACGTATTTCTCCGCTTCACGTTGTAGTGCCTCCAGAGATAAATCTTGGTCACGTTTAGAACCATACTTGTATCCTGATTCAGGCATGCCGATTTTTTCGAAGTCGTCAAACCAGCCCTCTGCTACCACAGGGCGGTGCGTCATAATCAGGACTTTGGCATAGTTCTCCTTTTTGATCAGTTTCAGTGCAGACAGGGTCTTGCCAAACCGCATCTTCGCGTTCCAAAGCATCTTATACTTGGTCTTGAAGGTATTCGCCGTTTTATCAACTGCATCCTGCTGTTCTGGACGTAGCTCAATCTTACCCGTTGCCTGAACCGGCCCATCAATTGACTCGCGACCATTCTTGACGGCGGCAATCGCCTGCTTCACTTGATCGGCACTAACCTGAAACCACTCTTTTGCCCCTTGCTTCTCAAACGCCGCGTCACGCTTAAAGCCCGACTTTAACAGGACCCGGTGAACATCATGATCATCAAACCAGGTATCCGATACTTTGCGGTGCGCTAGTTCGACCCAATCAAGATTGTATGGTACACCAGAAGTCTTCATGTATTGGCTAATTCGATGATGTGCTTCACTGCGAAGGTAATCGCTGTTCGGTGACCAATCTTTCTCCAGATCCTGGCTGGCTGTGGTTTCGCCTACCTTCTCAAGGCCGGTATAACGTGGCCAGTTACCGTCTGAATTATCCCCTGAAAGTGAGTAGATCATATGACGTTCAGAAGTTGAATATAAACTACGCTGGGCCGGTTCAACAAATGGCTGGACCTCACCTTCATAGTCACAATATGTTTTGGCGAACCAGTACATTAGCTGAATCACCTGTTGCAGTGCTGCGACACCGTCTTGCTTGTTATATTGTTCAAGTGTGTGTGACGCTTCATTGCCCGGCTGCTTGATTGCGTACAGCAAATCTACCAGCTGCTGATTCAACAGATGGTGATACTTCACTGTCTTGAGATTCTGCGCGAACGTCGCATCATTGTCGATGTAGTTCTGATCTAGGACAAATTTGACGACATTCTCTGCAATCTTGCGCGCAGAGGTCAGCTCGGACGCATAGTTTCCCATTGCGTATTCCTGTTCAAGGAAGTCCGCAGCGCGGAAGTAGCCCATACTGTCCTCGTTGCCTTGCAAGAAATCAAAGTTGCTACTCATTAGTTACCCTCCAACTTACTCAAAAAGGTTTTATAGCGCTTTTTTCCAATCACAAACTCAAGTTCTGGTTTTCTCACAAAAAAGGCGCTGGAAATGTCATCCGTATACTGACCGAGAATAATGTCAACTAAGATTTCAATCAGCCACATCAAATCAGATTCAGTTGTTTTTCGTTTTTCTTCATTCAACTCTGGACTAGGGGAAAATAATACTTGTAAAGTTGTTGATATCTCCGTTCTGTCATGATGTACAAGTTCACTTGTTCCATGATAGAGTTGTTTGAGTCTTGCAGAATTTACACTTTCTAAGCTAGCGTGCTCAAACATTTTCGCTGTTGTCAATCCACGCTCAGGCAAGTTGATGATTTGTAAACACGATTCTAGAAACGATCTTTCATTTAGTAAAAGTCCTCGGTAATCTTGGAGCGCAATATACTTTGAACAAGCCAGTAACTCTGAAAATGCATTAGTTACCTCGTGTCTTGCAAAGTTTCTGGATGATAGGATTTTAAAAAACAATATCCTTTTCCCTAAAAACGAGATAAATTCAACATCGTACTGGGTATACGAGAAAGAACAGACATCGCAAAAAAAGTCACGAAAACCTGTGAGCTCGCGTCTCAGCAAACTAACCCCCTCAAATTCGAACATACTTAGCTTGTTTCCAGTATGATTCACTATTTTGAAAGTGACTATCAATTACATCCGAACAAAATAGATACAAATTATTTTTAAGTGTAAACTTTTGTTCGGTGCTCATCACTTCGAAGAAGCGAAGCGTTCGTGCCATAGTTAATGTCCGGGATTTCAACACATAATCTTTGAACTCCAAAGAGAAAATAGAATACAGTGCTGGAACCAAATCAGCATTATGAGGAAAAATCTCCTTAGACAAAAGAATCACAACAATGATTCCAGATATTTTATAATCGGATATTATTTTATTCTTCAGATCATTTCTAATTATTATAATTTTATCGTTCATTATTTTACACCTCTGATGTGGCAATTCGCTCCAACAGTTCGACTGTAATTGCCTCAATATCTTCCTTAGAACGCTGATACCGTGTTGGCAAGGTTCCCCCTGTCTTTCCAACTTGAATGTCACTATAGTAATGCATCACTGCATCGAAAATATCCATGCTATTAACAACCTTTTTAGACTCGAAATTTCGCTTGATTGCTTCATATCTTTTTGGGAGATCTGTTTGAACCATGGTATAAATAATCCCCAAGTTTTTAAGGTTAACCCTTTCTTGTCTCACCAGATTTCCAATTGCGTCCTGTAGAGAATCAATTCCGTTAATCGAATATCTATCAATTCTGTTGGGAATAACATAAAAGTCAGATGCCAATAACGCTCCATCAGTATATGTTGTCAAGGTAGGAGGACAGTCTATAATTATATATTCGTAATCGAGTGATTGCTCATTATCAAGCAAAAAATTACTTAGTCTTTTAACTAGGGTATAATCACTGCTTCTGTTAACAAGAACAAGATTCAAATCGCCTGCTATGATATCCAGATTATCTGTAAGTTTTGTGATCAGACCTTCATTATCAGGGCTCGTATACGACTGTCCTAATTCTACTTGGGGAGTAAACAGGCGATATATGGTTTTACGTTCAGCCTTAACTTTGTCATTGTAAAAGTTATGTTCAGAGTCAAATATTGACTTCTTAGCCTCCGCAAGTGTGATCTTCTGCCCTTGGTTATTCGTTGTATAGCTTTGTATAATCTTAGCGGTTTCATCTTGCTTAAAAAAATCAAACATTGCTTGTGTACCGTTAAATTGCGGATCCATATCAATGAAGAGAGTCTTTTTGCCTAAATCATTACTAAGGTAATCAGCAATTCCAATGCTAAGCGTGGTCTTGCCAACTCCACCCTTCATATTAATGAAGCTAATAACTTTTGGTTTCATTTATATTCCCCCAGAACTAGACACCGTTTCCTTAAATTCTACTCTGTAATCGATCTCTTGTCTGCTCACTATTTAAAAATCCCCGCCAACTCAGCCCTCATTCGGCCCAAACTTGGCGGGGATTCTGGCGGGGAACGTAACAATTTCCCCGCCAATCGTATCCTTTGTATCTTCCGAAAACGCCGTTAAATCAACATTCCGGGTTCAATTTACATATACCTTTTATTCCCATTCAACCATAGCTTGCCCCAGCTTCTCGGTCTTTCAGGATCCCGCTACCATATTGCTCCCACGAAGCCCTGAAAACTTCGCTTTCACAGGAGCCTCCGTTGATTATCGGAACATATGTTCGTATAATGGTAGGCGAGGTGATAGCATGAAACTACCTATCCAGATTGATCATTATACGGTCACGCGCAAAGGCGCAGGGCGTGGTATGGTCAAACTGCAGCATAATGGCGAGACGGTTGGCCTACTGGACACTGCCAAGTTGCTTGACGACCTGCCACGGGTAATCGGCCGCAAGCTCACAATCGATGAACAAGTGGCACTGACACTCGCCGTCCCCGGCATCGCTGCGTAATCAGAATAACACAAAATGGCTCACCCCACCATATTGGTAGAGTGAGCCACTTTGTGTTATTCGACCTTACTTAAAGCTGCCCCAATAGCTAGTCCGCTTGGTGCCGCTGGCGGTACCGGTAGGCAGATAGCCATAGCCGCCGGATCGTGGCTGCCGGATCCAAACGTAACCGTCAAAGTAGCCGTAAGCGTCATACTTAACGACCGAACCTTTTGGTAGCACCGCCAGCAAAGAAGCACTCGTAGATGCCGAGCCGCTGCGGAGTTTGATACCGGGCGAGGTCGTAATCGTAAAGCTACCAGTTTGCGCGTGCCAGTTGCTTGGCGCAGGCGCTGGCTTCGGAGCGGAGGCGGTTCCACCAAGTTGCCGATTGACTTCGGCCTGCACTGCGGCGTATTGGCTGCCCAGGGCCGCCTTGCGTGCATCCCCTGAACCGTACTTGCCCGCGATCACCTCAGCGGCGAGCTGAGTGATGGTCTTACCGCTCGGAGCCGGGGTCGGCGTTGGGGTCGTAGCAGGCTGACCCGCAGCCTGCCGCACCAGGTCAATGTAGTGGCTCATGTTGATTCCGCCGGGGCAATCTGTCGGCACGACAGAGTTATGAGGCACGATATGCGTTGCATCAATCGGGATATCGTATCGATCGCAGAGATCGGCACATAGCTTGGCGGAGTTCTTGAGAGTCTCCTCGGCGACGGGCCAGCCCGGCGCCCCGGCGGAGTTAACGTGCTCCAAGCCAATTGAGCGCTGGTTCATCAGCTTGTTGCCCGCGTGCCAGGCGGAGCGTTCCTCTTCCACGCAGCCGATGATCATGGTTGGGGTGATCTCGTAGTGCGCCGAGGTGTTGGCTGGGCCACCCACTAGCCAGGTGTCGAGTGCTCCTTTGTAGTTGGTGCCGGAGTTGTGGTGGATTACGATACGATCGATTTTGTGACGCGGATACGTCGCGCTATTCGCCGGCGAGCCGTTCATCGGCCGAGTATCCACATACGTGGTCAGTTTTGAAAAAGTCATTTTGCTTCCTCCTTCTGTTTTGGTGCGTCATAGGTCAGTGCCTGCGTGCTGTCTGCAACGCCGGCTGTGGTCGGGTCGACTACGACTCCAAGGATGCTTAGCACGGCAAACGCTGCATTGATGATTCCGGTCAGCTGTGCGCCGAGGCCAGCAAAGTCCCAGTTATACCCAAAAGGCGCAGCCACCGCCTGCGCAAGGATAAGAAAAGCTGGCACTAGGGCCAGCCAAAACGAGCGATTTTTAATTCGTACTTTCCAGTTCAATTTCGTTCCTCCTTTTTCCTACGTGTGAGCCCCACCGTGCTGTACAGTGTGCCAATCTCGACATCATGCTGCCCCAGCCGCACATCGTGCTTATCGAGCCGTTTGTCGATGTTGTGGTGCTCTGTCAGCGAGTTTTTGCTCAGGTCGTCAATCGCCTTGCTGAGCAGACTGAGCTGCTGCGACAGCGGGGCCGCAATCTTGTCGCCGAAACTTTTCAACAGGCGATACAGGCCGGTGTAGATTAGCCCGATCAGTGTGCCGACAGCGACGAGTTCCCCCCAAGACAGCCCGAAAATCCCATGTGGCATTAACTTCACTTCCCTCCTAGTGGTGTAGTCACACTAGGCGGCCACCTTGACCTCATCAAATTGAGCTTGGGTAATCCAGCCCAAGCTCACATACAGCGCCATATCGGCGTCAACGAAAAGCCCCATCTTGTAGTAGTCCAAAACGTAATCCATTATTTTGCCTCCTCTGCTTCTGGCTGTGCTTGGCTCGCAGCAAGCTGCTTGGTTAGTGCGACAACCGCGGTCTGCGCAGTGTCTGCCTTTTGGGTAACAGCTGCAAGTTGCTTGGTCAGCATCGCGTTGATCTGGTCTTGCTGGCTTGGCCCGGCCGGCTCAAAGGTCGGCTCAGGTTCCGGCGTGTAGTCAGCAGCTACCACAAGCTTGCCGGCCAAGATGATTGGCTCCTCATGGGTCACCGCATCTTTGACCGCCTGAAGCACCTTGCCGTCGGCAGAGAGCACCTCTTTGACGGCGGGCTCATCGATCACGGTCTTGGTGCCCGTCTGCTTGTCGGTCAGGGTCACCGCCCCGGCGGCTGCCGGCACCTTGGTAGCGTCGATCTCTTCCTGCGTCATGTCGACGTCGATGTAAGACCAGGCGCCGTCTGTGTCCCCAGCCTTGTGCAGGTCAGGATTAGCCCAGGCGATCAGGGTCACTGCGGATCCATCATCGCCCAGATTGATTTTTACTAGTGTCATGTTTTACCTCCATTTTTATGCGGTTGGGAAGTCGTCGTCAGTCTCCCACGACAGTCCGTCGAACCAGGTAACGCCTTTCGATGGACTCCAAACGACAAGCGCACGGCCGTCCGTGTTGAACTGGACCAGCAACACGCTCATCGGGTTTTCTTGACGCACAATCCCGATCAACTGCGTTCGCTTCGGCCGGAACCCAACCGGAATGTCAAACAGCTTCGCGCCTTGCGCACCAAGCTCACCGCTAATGCCGCCATTGATGTACACACGGCCCCCTACGCGCCAGTAGACCGGCGGCCGGTCATTGGCGGTGCCCGTCACGATCGTAAATGTTTTCGGTTCAGTCCGCTGTGTTGCGGCAGTCACCGCATCACTTAGGCCATTGAAGTTGCCATTGAGCATCTTGATCGTCTCATTTCCGGCCATACCGATCTCTGCTTTAATCATATCCGTCATGCTAGTTTCCTCCTTGCGCTGCGCGCCGGAGGCCTGACTAGATGGCAGTCAGATTCAGGCCAGCGGATCGCCGCACGTGTTATTTTTTAGGCTATAAAGCCCGGTATTTAGGCATTCCGCCCCCCCCCCCGAAAATTTCGGAGGTCAAACTAATCTGTGATTTTTGCACTGTTATTTCCTCCTATTCCGGGGTGTCGTCATCTGTTGTGTAGCTTGTCTCAATCCAGTACCAGCCATCGGCTGCCACGGCGCCTGTCGAGTACAGCTTTGACCCGCCAGCATCAATCCGTGCCATCACAGTCTTGCCGCCCTCTGCGGCATTGAGTGTCACCTGGACCTGCCCAATCGGCGTGTAGCCGCCTGGGATAGCCATGATTTGCTGGTTGTTTGCGAGCGCCGCGATCAAGTGGAAAAGCCCACTCATTCGCACACCTGCCGCCTTACGGGTCAGGGTTATGCCACCGCCGCCCTCGGTAAGTGAGCTGCCGGTGAGCGTGTAGGTGCTTTCGTGGGTACGGTCAGCGGTGTTGCTGTCGACCGCGACCTTGACCTTATCGAAGTTGGCCCCGATTGCGGTGCCGCCTTTGGCCATACCTTGCTCGATTTTTGTTAGTGCTAGTTCTACCATCTAAATCATCCTTTCAAGCTACGCGTCTGCTACGAAGCGCAGTGTCTTGTAGCCAGCGGTCAGCGTCCAGCTGCCGTCGGCCATTGCTTTCAGTGTGCCGTCAGCTACCACGTCCTTGTATACGACGGGCAGCGCCACTTTTGCCGTGTTGGCATCAGACCAGCTAATCGCGATGTACGGCACGTCCTGCGGCTCACTACCACCCAGTCCATAAGGACCCGTGCCCAAGCCATCAGGTTCTGTGCCCAGTGCATACTCGTAGTACGACACGCTAATCGGCACCTGGCGGCCGAGATTGACCGGAATGGTTGCCGTGGTACTCGTGTTTGCGACATATGGCGCAATCGCGGCCTCCAGTGATTCAAACCGCGCGTCAAGCGTGGCAAAGTCGCCATACAGATCGCTGTTGCGAGCGGTGATCACCTCCGCTGCGCCGTCGCCGGTGTCAGCCTCAGTCAACTCCTTGATTAGATCGCGATAGGTCGTCTCCTGCGTGGTCATGCGCTTCTCTACATCATCCTGTCTCGTCTTAATCGTAGCCTTAAAGGTGGCGATGTCGGTAGCCAGCTTTCGCGTCGTCTCGATGACCTTGCTGAGGATGTAGCCGCACAGCAGGATCCACTGTGCGATCGATGCGCGCATGTCCTTCAACCATGTCTTGCTCGCCAGTTGTTGGGCGTTGGCCTCCGCCGCCTTGGTGAGCCCGTCTTCGTCCGGCGTCACCGTCAGTGGCGGCGTGGGTGTGGGGTCCTCAAAGTCAACGGTGACCGAGATGTTCTGTTTCTCTTTGGTCCAGTCTAAATCGTTATTGTCTGCCATTTTCTCACCTCTATTCCGTTACAACGACACGCGCAGCCGGGCTGTAAGGGCTGTCGTAGCCGTCCAGCGTTGCCTTGACGCGCACGTAGTAGGTGCCCGCCATTGACGGGTAGAACTTGCCGGTTTTGCCGCTGATGGTGTCGCCAGGCGTCCAGTCGTTCTGGTCCATCGAGATCTCCGGCGTGTAGGTGTCGGCTGGAACTGCACCGGCCACGATGGTGTACTCGATTTGGAGCACGCCGGCCTCAGCCGACAAGACGACAGTCGGCTGGGCCCGCAGCGCCTTGAGCGCCTTCTCGGACTCGGCAAGCGTACCCGCTTGGCCGGTTAGATCTGTCACCTTGTTGTTCAGGCTCGAAATCTGACTGGCAGTCGATGCAAGCCGCGCCTCCGCCGTCTTGGCAGCCAAAGTGATCTGACGCGTATACTGCTCATGTGTCAGCATTACGTCGCCGGCGGCCATGGTCGACTGCGAGGGGTCACACAGGTCAAGGTCCTGCGTCACGATGCGACGATTAGCGTCATAGCTTACCAGCGGGTTGACGATACGGTTGTAATTGCCGCATACAAAGTCATCGACCGCGCCATTCACCATGGATAAATCGGCCGCCGTAATCTGTACCTGATCCTTGACGGGCTTTTGCATCGCAAGCATCGCTTTCCCTTTGGATAACAGGTTAGTTGCGTCAGTCACGTCATCCCATTGCTGCGCAACAGTTATGATGCCGAACTCAGCGATCAATGCTTCATCGCGCAGAAAAGGCGACCCACTGTTCACACTCTCGATGGTAAGACGCGGCGTTGAGGTTTCAGTGCTGCTATTGCCATCGTCATCCGTGGTCGTGCGATCGGCGGCCTTTCCTAATGGTTTGAGCACCGTGAAGATAGCTGTGGGGTCAAGCTTTTGGGTGAGCGACAGCATATTTGATGCAAGCCGGATGACTTGGTTAGATTGCTCAGCGATTTCCGTCATGTAATCCAGATACAAGCCGTCCTCTTCGTGCCTAATGCGAATCTCCCCGCCCAACCGACTAACCAGCTTGTCTTGTATCGTGTCATACGTATCGGTGCCGTCATCGGTATAGCGATACACGTTGTCTGTGGTGTTGGTGACGTTCACCACGCCCAACTGGACCTGCTTCCAGCTTTCTACTTGCGCATTGTGTGCGCTAATCAGCGCGGCCAAAAAATCCCGTGGGCTGATGTCGTGATACTCGGCAAATGGCTGGATGCTGTCATGCAACACATCCTCCAGTCCCATAGCCACTACCACGTTGGTAAGCGTGCCATCCGTAGCCATGTCGCCTGGCTGATACGTCCACACTCGGCCCTCGAAGAGCTGTCGGTGTTTATCTGGTCGCACCACACGCAAAAAGGTCTGCAATGGCTGCACTGTCCCATATAACGGGTTGGTTGGATCTGCGCTGACGGTCAGCGTGTCATAGGTATCGACTGCTTTCCCCAAAGTCGCAGCCATCAGTCTTGGCCCGTCACCGACTTCTGAATGGATTACTTGTTCCGAACCATCCCAGCCCTGGCGCATAAGGATTCGATACATTAAAGCACCTCCTTGTACCAGGTAAACGAAATAGTCCCTGTACCGCCCACAGTCACAAAGTTAACACCGGCTTGCAGTGTCAGTGGATAAGCCTGATTGATCGGAACAGTAGTCCCTTCGACAAGCTCAATATCTGTGCCATTAATGTTTATCGTCACCGTGCCCGTCGTGGTAATGCTTGGCTGCGCAAGTTCGGAACTTGCGTTGATTAGCATCAGGGTCGATGGACCCGCCACTGTGAACTGTGTGTCCTGTGCCACGTCAAGGTCAGCGTTGAGATCATTCCAGCGTTGATTACCCTCGGCCTCTTTCGCCACTCGATATGGATTGCACGTCCATTCAACAGTCAGACGACCGTGTGCTCGCATTTCAGCCCAGTCGAGGGCAGTCACAGGCTCACCCAGGTAGTAATACGCGGGGGCCACATCATCGTATAGCGGCGTGCGTCCCATGCTACTCTCAAGCCAGTTTGCAACTAGGGTTAACTTGTCAGACAGTCCCTGTTTGGTCATAGTCTTAAAATCCCGAATGAGGAACTCAACTTTCAAGGCCCGATCACCGAAAACGGTATGGCCATAAAGGTTACTCAAGTCAATAGGTTTATTGCTATACGGCGGCCGCAACAGCACCGGCGTCCTCTCAGGGAAGCCGACCGTTTTAGCCGTCACAGTCAGGCCGAAGTCGCGGTAGGAGTGCAACCCATTGTATGTGATGCCATACTTAATACCTTGCATTTGCCGTCCCTCCCCGGTCCGAAATTTGTTGGCGCATGCGCTGTGCCGCGCTAGCAAATGGTGCCAGCGCCGGCGCAACGCTTGAGCCGTTGATGACTGGCGACTTGTCGGCAATAGTCTGGAGTAGCTCCAGGGCCTTTGCCGACGTGCCACCGTTGTTTGTGTTGTTGGTGTAGTTGTTGATGGTCTGGGCGCTCGGCACATGGCCATAGGTAGCTCCAGCCAATCTTTCAGCTCCCCCAAATGCAGAAATGTTGGGAATGCTCAAAGAAGCCGCAGATGCAATTTCCCCGGCCATTCCAGACACATTCTTCTTCACATCGGCAAAACGGCTAACTAACGTGGAATTAAATCCACCCATGATAGCGCGGCCTGCTGGTATCAGCAGCTTGGCATCATAACTAATTGGGCCCTTATGCTTCTTGATCCAATCACCAATACTGCCAACGAATTTCTTGCCGGCCTCCCAGACCGCTTTCAAGCCGCCTACGAAACCGTTCATGATTGCCTCACCAGCGCCACGCAAGCTGATGTGACCAAGACCTTCAAAAATACTCTTGATAGCCCCAACCACCCCTGAGATTGTGGTTTTCGCAACGCGTACCGCACCAACGATGCCATCCCAGGCACCCTTCAAGGTCGCCTTCAAGCCCGAACCAGCAGAACCGAGAGAACTAAATACCCCCTTAATGATACTGACAATCGCCGAGATCCCATCGCCAGCTGTCTGGACTGCGGAACGAATACCATTCCAAGCATTGGAGAAAACTGACTTAAGTCCCTTCGCTACTCCACCCAAACCACCAAACATTCCGGCCAGCTTACCGACCCATTCGGCGACCGTGGTCAGTACCGGTGCAACCTGTTGGAAGGCCTCCACCAGTAACCCAATCAGCGGTTGCAAGAATTTGAGTGCGCCAGCCACAAAGTTAAAGGCAGTCGAGATGCCCGACAGAACACTAGAGAATACCCCACCTAGATATGCGCCTAAAATTTGAAAGGCCGGTACAAGAATGGATGCCAACATAGATACAATTGGCTGGGCCGCATTCCAGAGATTGCCAAAGGCCTTAACCACACCATTGATTGCCGGTCCAGCCACGCTCATAAAGGTGGCAAAGCCAGCTTGAAGTGCCGGCAGAATGTTCTCCCCCAGTGCCGCAATACCCGAGAAATTGAGGCTCTTAAGCGTCGCGCCGATTGTCTTACCAACCGACTCCAGCGGTGCCAAGAAACTAGTGAAATCAAAAGTCGCAAAAGAGGCAAAGAGCGGCTGAAGAGCATTGTTGAGATTCCCGAGGGCTTCCCCAATACCGGACCCTACTGGTTTAAAGGCTGCCAAAATACCACTAGCCGCCGCCTTGGCCTGCGGTACCAAATTCTGGATTGCCATTCTGGCACCGCTGGTGTCCAATGTGCCAAACGCCTTTCCAACACCACTGACTGTGCCCAAGATGCCATCGATAATACCCCCGAAATCAATCTTGCCGATTACATCGGTCAACTTGGAGACGGCTGAAATACCGACCTGTGACATCCGATCGAAGGCAGGCTGAAGACTATTGGTCAATGTCTCCTTCAAACCATCTACCGCCTGGTCAACCGTCTTGTACTGTGTCGCCATCTTCGTAAAGTTTGCGTTGGTCCCCGTCTTGGCCACAGCGTCAAAGAACGCCTGGGTCGAGACGTTGCCAGCCTGTATGTCTTTGATCAGTTGACCAGTAGACTTGTGCATCGACTTAGCCACCGCCGCCATACCGGCTGGCGACTGTTCCAACATCAGCTTGAAGTCTTCCCATGCCACCTTTGGCTTAGCTGCCATTTGAGTGGCCTGCTGACTCAAGGTCTTCATGGCTTGTGTTGGATCCTCTGAGGCCGCTGCAAGTCCACCAAACCCCTTCACCAGCTGATCGGTATTCTTAGTCCCTACCGCAGCAAGCTGCGCGTACGTTGATGCCATGTCGGAAGCTGAATATATGGTCTCCTGAGCATACTCTTGCAGTTCTTTCTTGGTAGCCTTGATTTGCGCATCAGGCATGTTGAGGTTCTTCATATTGCCATCGAACGTCTGCCAGGCCTTTGAGGCCTCATTGAGGTCACCAAGCAGGCCGCCAAGAGACTGCTTAAGCAGCCCAAGTCCAGAGGTGATTGCGTTGCTAATCAGGCTGGCGCCCAAGAAGCTCTTGAGCATAGATCCAGTCTTTTGACCAGTTTCGCCGATACCGCCAAGCGCCTTTTCCACCTTTGTGGCGGCATCAATTGCATCTCCACCGTCTGCCTGGATAAGAATCTTTACCGATCCATCACCGCCCATAGCTATCACCTTCTTCGTCAGGCGCATCGGGCAGTGCCAGTTTCCGCTTCTGTTCCCGTAGTTCGGCCTTCTGGTCTCTGTCCTTCACCTTGCTAAGATCAACACTGCGAATTGCCCGTATCCGGTTGAACCGCGTCTCATCGGGAAGCCCATTGAACAATGAGATAAACTCAAACCAGTGAAGCTTGCCTCTTTCCGCAAGCAGGTCTATACCGTACGTCTGGCGAAAGGCTGCATAGATATATCCAGCATCAAACGAAAAGCTAAAGTCCGGGACCTCTTTACTGTGTCGCTCAATCACGTCACCATTAAGGTCGTAGTGCATGACCTTCGCAGTAGCGCCATCCAGCACTTCCTGTACACGGTAAAACGCCTCCGACCATTCATTCACGGGTGGCAGTTTGTCCCGAATCAGTAACTGCAAAAATACTTCGAGTTTGTCTGCATCTAGCATTTGGCTGTCTTCTAAGGCATCCATTGCAATCAAAACGCGATCAAAGGTCATGTCCAGCTGGTAGTTCTTCTCCCCGATGGTCACCGTCTCAGGCGGCTGCTCGTAAAGTTTGAACATCAGCCCACCCCCCTTAACGTCGATGCTTCTTAATGTACTTAGCCTTACGCTTAGCCGATTGGCGCTGCGCTTTGGCCGCTACATTACTGAGTACCTGCTCGATGTAGTTCATCGCTTGCCGATAAAGAATCATCATATTCAAGAAGCTGTTCTTACCAGCCGCAGCCTGCAACTTGTCATACATACCCAGACCAAAGTTCGTATCGAACTGAACCCGCAGCACATCATTAATAGCAGCAATAGCTTCAGGCAGGTCTTCGTCATCGAGTTGATCACCTTTATTAATCAGCTCAGTATAGCGAACTTGAATTTTATCCAACTCACCCTGTGCCTTATCGACAATCTCGGCTGCATGCAGCACAACATCATCAGATGCATCGAAACTCAAAACAAAGTCGGTGATTTTATCTGGGTCATCTTTGTCCTGAATGCCCACCGGAATCTGAATGGTTGAAGACTCAAGAAACAATTTTTCCAGCATTACAAACCTCCTAAAAATAAAAACGGTGGAGTGAGCTGGCCATTGCCGCCCCCTCCACCGTCAAGTGACTACTGACCAGTTTGCTCGCTCCCTGTACCATCATCGACCGGGGCTGTTGCATCTGGTACGGTTACGGTTGGCGTGGCCACGTAATCGAGGTGTCCTTCAAAGTCTTCATAGCTAGTGGCGTCACCGCCACCGGCTTTGATCTCCATCGCCTTAGCCACTCCAATGACTGTTGATCCATCAGTCTCCACGATTTTGTGCCAGACCTTACGCTTCTCGTCATTGGTTTCGCGCCGCATGCCTGCCAGTAATACTTGGGCCTTGTCATCTGCGTTGTAGTACCCCGAGAAGTTCCACACTTCCTTGCGGCCATTTAGAATGGTCTGTGCAGTGCCGTCTCCGGCGTAGTCGCCATAATCATCAGTGTCTTCATCGGAATCGTCTTCGATGGTTTCAACGTCTTTTGCCAATGGCAACCATGCATCCTCTTCGGGTGCAGTGTCGTCTGTATATGGCGCAATAAAGTGCTTGCGTTTTGCGTTCTTTTTACGCATGTTAGTCCTCCTTCTTAACCCGTGGGAAAGTCGTCACATCAGCTGAAAAGTCAACCGTGTGATAGTAAAAACCGGCTTCATCCGCATTAGATTGAGCCGGTTGACTGGTGATGCTAATCGTGTCGAATTGAAAGCTGCCATCACGACTGTCCAGTGCTTCGAGTTCTTCCAAGAACTGAGTCACTGCCCACAACTGGGCAGTAGCGACTTCAATTCGATCAGCTTTGCACTTGATAGCGTATTGATAGAGTAGTCGTTTGTCCTGTTCTCCGTCGAAAAACGCATGAATCACTTGACCACCGGGCATTGATGTAATCGCCGCCGATTCTTTGACAGTTAATACACCAACCGTTGTGGGGATTGAAGGGTGCACCGCCTCTTCAATCGCATCGCGCAAACAAAACGAAAAATCCATTACAATCCAGCCTCCTTCTTGAATGCGTTGACCCACTTTCCCATGTACTTAGTCTTTGCGACTTCGACCCATTTGGGACCGGTACCTGGTGTTGTATATGTCCAGCCGGCCGGCGCGTAGTACTGCCGATGAGCGTACGGCACAAGCCAAGTAACCGAAGACGAGTCCGCGGCAATCAACTGCTTTTTACGCATGTTGTACTTTTGTGGCGGCCCCGCTGGTACAAAGCGGTTAGAGTCCGCACCTACTTGATTAGCCAGCGCTCTACGGCCCCGCTGGAACGCTGATTTGCTCAGTTTCTTGTGTATCTTGATGATATTGGTTTGTACCTTAATCTTGACCCCGCCCATCAGATCACCTTCAACTCAATGCTGAACGGCGTCCCGGTGTCTGGCTCCTGATACGCTGACCAATTCACCACTTTGTACTCGTGACCGTTGTACGTCAGACGGGCTTGTAGCCAGCTATCGTCAATGGCTGGGTAGTTGGTGGTGTACTTGGCAATCAGGAACACGGTGGCGTTGGCCGTGATAGTGCGGTCGGACCCGGTGCCAACAAAGTCCTTGGTCAAATCAACGCGTACCTTCTCCAGTGTCACCGGCTTGGCATAACTCGGGACGTTGTAGTCGCCTTCGTCCAGATATAGTTCAACCGTCACCGTGTCGCGTAGCCATGTCTGATCAGGTTGCAATGCGCTCATAGGTGCATCACCCCCCGGTAAAGCAGGCCAGTGCCGGATAGCGCCCGCAGCGCGTCATCGCAGACAATCGTGCCGGAGACGTTTGCGGCGGTGTCGCCCAGGGTCTTGGAGACTGACGTGTCACCAATTGACTGGCTAACCGACTGCGCCTGACTGGCCTTGTAATCGATGCTGGACTTGATGCCAGTCTCAGCCATGTACCGAACCTGCATCATCACGGCCCGCTTAAAACGCATGACCCGCATTTCAAACTTGTCATCGATGATGGCGTGCTGCTGGTAGTAGTAATTGGTGATCTCGTCCAGGTACTGCCCCGCTAATGCCGCCAGCTCTTCATAGTCAGATGGTGCCTCGGTGACATGCATTGCCTCCACATACTCTGGCGCCTCAACATACAGCTTCGTCATCGTTGATCACCGCCTAAGCTGCTGCAGCGACAGTGACCTTGACAGCGGCTGTGAAGCTACCGCTCGTGGCCGTGATGGTCGCAGTGCCTTCAGCGACCGCCGTGATGGCGCCGTCTGCTGCTACTGTGGCGACCGCCTCATCACTCGAAGCGTAGGTGATCGCGCCGTTGACCGCATCTGCGTCGTCCGCGTCTGCCGGATCAGCGGTGGCGGTGACCGTCTTGGTGTCGCCGACCTTCATGCTAGCTGTAGCCTGGCTCATCGTCAGACCAGTAACTGGCTTAGGGGCCGGCGCTACGCTTTTGGGACTGCACTGACGTAGATCGCGTCCTTGGCATTGTCGAAGACGATAGCATCGTAGTAGTCCAGGCCCTTGATGGTGTCGCGGTACCCATCACGGTCGGAATCTGCGGACACGGTGTCCACGGTCCCATACTTGATGATCGGAGCGACCGCCGTCAGCGGCACAATAATGAACTGGATGGTGTCTTCGATGCTGATACCCGCCAAACGGTCCTTGGTGACCTTGAGGATCGGCACGCCGCCATCGATCTGGGCCACGGTCCGGTTGATACCATTGATGGACTGTTGGTTCGTGGTGAAGGACTTGGTGACGCCACTGGCATTCTTGAGCAGGCGGTACACCGCGGCGCTCACGAACATCACGTAGCCACCCGGCACCTCATGGTCGGTCATGTACTCTTCGGCCGCATCATACAGGTCAAGGATGTTGTCCTTGGATGCCACAGTGGCATCCTTCTTGCCGGCATTGTCGAACAGGACCTGAACCGCCACCTTGTCGCGGTGTGGCACAGTGATCAGGCGCTTGTGTTCGGTGACGATGTTGTTGATTGTCAGGGCCGATGCCTCGGACTGATCCAGACGATCGACATCATAGCCGAACCAGTCTTCGTGGGTCAGCTTGATAGTTTCCTTTTCGATGCTGATTTGGTTACGTGCATTGGTGCCGTTACGCTTGTACGCGGTGGCGTCCACGAAGCCGGACATCTTGTTGATGCGCACTTCATGCGTCCCCACAAAGTCGGCTGCCGTGATGGACTTAGCGCCCTGGGTCAGCACGTCCCAAACTTGGGAATCGGCCTTGAACTCCTGGTCAATGGTGGCAAGGTCCTTACTGTCTAATACAACTGGCATAGTTATGCCCTCCTTTAGATTGTCTTGCCAGCGAGGCGAGCGGCGATTTTGTCGACCATGCTCGTACCGTTGGCTGGGTCTGCATTAGGGTTGCCCTGTGTGGTGATCTGTGGGCTGTTTGGCTTCTTGTCTGCTGGATCCGCCGCCTTGAACAGGAACTTGCTGTCGTCAGCTTCCTTGAGCGCCTTGAGCTGGTCATCCAGCCCGGTCAGGTTGCCCTTGTCATCCAGCTTCAACGCGTCCTTGTTCAGAAGCGCGGTAACCGCCTTGGCGTTGAGTGCGCCAGACTGCAGCAGGGCGAGGTTGGTCGCGCTGTCGAGCTTCACCTGGTTCAGCTGTGCCGCCGCGTCCTTCTCCGCCTGCGTGTTGGCTTCCTTGAGCTTGTCGATCTCAGCCTTGAGTTCGCTATCGCTCTTGTGGTCCTTCTGCAGCTGGTCGAGTTGCCCAGTGACCGTGGTCACCTGTGCCTTGGCCGCGTCACGCTCAGTCGTCAGGCTGGTCACCTGCTCCTTGAGTGGGTTCAGGTCCTTGCCGTACAGTGCCATAGCACCCTTGACTTGCTCATCGTTCAGCCCTAATGCTTTCAATGCTTCTGGATTCATACCGATCTCCTAAGCAGTTGTTGAGCGGGTCTGCTCCCGCGTGGATTTGGGTACAAAAAATAAGCAGTTTATCGACTTACTCAGGTCACAGTGCACAAGAAAACGCCCACCGGTTGGCGAGCGTTTAGAGTCCTGGAATATTACCGACAATATCGGTGATCCCCTTAAATGCGTTCTTCACTTTGCTAATGGTGCTGTTCTCATGCAGGAATGAAATACCTGCTGGGGATATGCTGATGTCATCAGCCAGATGCCATCCTTCCATATCCTCCTCAAATGCCGCATTACGAACCAGCCCCTCATCGCCCAGCGTCTCCATGATGTAGCGCCAATACGATTCCGGAATGCCAATCCATTTGGCACTGAGCTTGTCTGTGTCGACTTCTTCGCCGGCTTTCAGCTGATTGTACAGGTACGTTAGCACGCGATAGACGATCACATAATAATCATTCGATGCCATGATAATCGTCTCCATGTCCAACGAAGTACCTATCCCAAATCGCTTCAATCTTGTAGGTCTCTGGGGTCGCCTCATAATCTTCATCCAAGGTATCCTCAATTAACCCGCCAAAGGTCAAAGCGACATCATCAAAGCTCTTGCCTGGAGCGGGCATGATGATGACCGAATCACCTGAGATTTGTGAGCTGATTACGTTTCGAAATTCGTCATCAGCGCGAGACATCAAATAGCGAAAGTCTTTCTTCGTAAGAGTTACCATATGAGCACCTCACCTTGGATAGACCGTTATAATTTCGCCGTCCTGGTTAAGAACAACTACGCACTGATTTGTCTCAAATCGCGTAGAATGACGCTTGCTATCCACCTGTATCTTACCACCCTCCAGGGAGTCTCGGATAGCGTTAATGGTCACCCCATCACGATGCTGCACCTTACCGTTTTGGTCATGATAATACTTGGTCCCAATCACTCGCTCAATCGAGTGAAGGCTATGGCCTGTGACGGTCATACCATTAGCGGCGGTAACCCCATGTAACTGACTGGCCATCGCCTGGTCAAGCTCCTTATACAAGTCAAAGCCAGCCACAGGCTCAATCAAACGCTCGCGCCTTGCCGTGATGTACCGACGCAATAGTCGGCCCTCACGGCCACCCTTGCGCACCGCACTGACAAATGCGGCTTCGTCTGGCACCCCTGCCTTGCCAAGGGACTTCTGAACCTCTGCATGCCACTGCTTGGCATACACAGTCTTCGAATCGGCAGTCGGAATCGGGTACCGTTTCTCGCGTGAGTAGTCACGGGCCAGAAAGTCATTGTCCTTCACTAGCTGACGCAGGGCTGCCTGATTCTTGCGTATCAGGAGCTTGTACTTCTGCTTGCCCTTGTCATCGTCTAGCCGCTCAGCCAGCTCAAGTTGATTCTTGTAGCCGCGCACCCGTCGTTCAAGGGCACGCTGCTTCTGCTGCACGTGGCCGCGCTCTGCTGCTTCCTTGGGGTCAAACTGCTCTTGGTGATTCGTATTGACGCCAGGAATGAATGGCCACTTAATGTGCATGCAATTAATACCAAACGTGCCGCCGGGTTCGCCATAGCCGTAAGAATCAAGCGGATAGACAACATCACCGTCGGACGTGACGAACCCGGTGGTCCTAGTGGTCACCAGCTTGCCTTGAATCGGTGCGCAGGCTTCCCGGCTGGCAGCGTGGCTGCTCATCAGGAAGATGTCAACGCCATAATCGGCGGCGGCCTGGTCGCGCACCGCTTGAAAGGCGCGGTTGCTGGTCGTGTTGATCACCATGCGCGCATAGCTCTCAAGCGACCAAGTGTGGCCGCCCTTGTCTACCAGCCCACGACTGATACCCTTATCGCGCCATTTGTAGATGGTATCAGATAAGGCCTTGGTTGGCGTTTTAAGCCCGGTTATCACTTCTGCGGTAGTTTCCTTGGCAATCTGTTGAAACGTTTCTACCGCCGGATTCTGGGCCGCGTTAGTGGATAAGAGCGTCTGGTTGATGTTGTTGTCCAAGTCGAGGAACGTCTGGCTCTGATAGCCGTCAAGCACCTGCTTGATGAGGTTCGGCTTAATTTTCCGGCCGGTCGCCTTGGCGAGTGCCCCATACTGCTGCGAGACGATCGAATAACCGCCCGTCTGGAACAGGTCTGTGATCTGCTCCTTGGCGAGGCCGGTGGCTTTGACCAGCTCGGCAACCACATCATCGTTGACCAAATTCAGGTCATTGAGCACCATCATCTGCCATTGCAGGATGTTGGTTTCATCGTAGTCCGCAATCCCGTGAGCACTCAGCCGCTTGACGAAGGCCTGAAAGATAGCCTGTTCCAGATGCGCGTATATGTCGCCGATGAGCGCCTGCTGCGTTTCCAGCTGGTGCTGCGTCACCTTGGGCATTAGGCATCACCGTCCCCAAACATGCCTTCGTTGGTGTCCGGCTGCTTGGCGGCAGTGATCCCAGCAATTTCGGCCGCAATCTTCTTGGCTTGATCTTCGGGCACGCCTTGGATATGCATGATTGCCTGCCAGTCGGTGCATAGGCCCGCCGCCTGCAGCTTGATCCAGTAATCAGCCGTGGCGCCCTTGTCGGTGAAGATGCCATCGTCAAAGTCCACAGCTACCTGGTCGGCGGTTGGTATCGGGCCGGTGTACAGGCTCGAACCATCGATCGTGGTCGCCTCGGCCAGTTCGCAGATCGACACCACCAGCTCCTTGATTGCCCGCTCGACCATCGTCAAATGGCTGTTGCGCGTCTGGTAGGTCATGCTGTTTTCGCTGATCACTTCGGTGGCCGTCTTGACCGCCTGGCCGTCAAAAGAGAAGGTCCCGGCCGACAGCCCTACCTGCATCTCGAGCGTCTTGAGGAACTGGTTCAGGCTGGTCACGTAATCGGTCGCGCGGATTGGCGTTGTCAGGTCAGTCACCTGCATGTGATCAGGATTGCCGGGCACCTGCACGAACATATTCTGGTCCGGGTCGAAGACCTGCTTGGGTGATTCAGTCCCGCCCTTGATGAACGTCACGTCCGTCATATTCTCGGGCACCGCCACGCGCCGCTGACCCATGCGCACCTCCCAGTTAAACTGGTCGTACGCGTCGTTGAGCTGCTTGAGCGTGGTCAGCGCGTTGTCACACACGCCAATGCCAAGCGGGCTGTCGAGGTTCTTGTTGTTGAAGCCGGCGGGCTTGAGGTAGACGAACAGTGGGCGGCTGAAACCGGGCAAGCTGGCTGTGTCGGCCAGCTCCGGGTACAGGGTACCCAGCGGAACCTGCTTACCGATCTCCGTCTTGACCTCAGACCGATACAGCTCGTTCGTGATGGTGTATCCCGCCGGGTGCCATTCGTGGAACTCCAGCAGCGTATAGTAGATGGTGCGGCCCGCCTCCGTCACAGTGGTCGGGGTAGCGATCGCCGCGGCGCTGACGTCATTGGTGTTGCTCCGCAGCGGGAAGAAGTTGGGCGCCTGGATCCAGGCCAGCTTGATACTGCCAGTCTCCGTGTCCACATACGGCCGAATAGCCAGGCCACCCATGGCCAGACAGCTCTCCAGATAGCGCTCGAAGTTCTTGCCGAAGTCGTTGGCCTGCAACACCGACTGCACGAAGTCGTTGGCAGCGTCATGTACCGGGGTGGCCGGCGCGCCGTCTCCCTCAGTCACCTGCCGAGTGTCAACCGACACCTTGCTCTGCTCGTTGTACAGCAGACTAGCCAGGCGCCGGCAGACAACCTGCATCATGTTGAGGCTGACGTATGGGCGCTTGACCTGGTCGCCATAGGTGTTGGAATACTTGACATCCGGGAACGCACCCTTGAAATACAGCTTGTCCCGGTCGATGCGGTCATACTCATGCGCATCCACATTAATCTTAGGGTGATCGGTGATCTTGCTCAGGTTTTGTCCCATGCCCATAGCCACACCCCCTTTCCGAAATAGATTGCGAATCTTGTCGATGAGGCCCACAGGCGCCACCTCCTTAGCGTTTGAGACCTAACCGGCGGCGGTTGTCCAAGCACATGTATTTGAACTCGTCGCACGTGTGGTCATTCTCTTTGATAACCTTCGGGTCGCTTGACTCCATGGTCTTCTCATCCCACTGATACTGCCGGTGCTCATCCATAAAGATCCCGTTGCCCGAGGTATCGATGACATAGACGCGGCCTTGGGCCAGCAGGTCCTGCGCCACGTCGATCATGTCAGCCTCCTTGGCCTTGGCCACCGGGTGCCAGTCATCGTGATAGTCGTGACTGTACTGGTTGCGGATCGCACCCTCAGCCGAATCGATCGTCTTGTTGATGATCGGCGCGTCCGGATAGGCGGCACTGATTTTCAGCAGGAAGGCGTGCATATCCTTCACAAGCTCGCTCGGCGGCTTCTTGTTGACTTGGCGCGCCGGTGAGTAGTAATAGGTGTCCAAGACGTAGACGTTGCCCTTGGCGCTGAAACCATAGCCTGATACGGCTGTCGCCGACTGCATGTGCCCGGTATCGACCGAGAACGCCAAGGCCATGATTTCATCGTCATCTGGCACCGCCTGTATCAAGTGAAACAGGTTCATGTTGTAGACGTTTGTTCCGAGGCCGACAACCTCGCCGAGATACAACCAGCGATAGTAGTCAAAGTCGTTGTCCTTGTACTTCTGGATCAGCTTGAGTGTCTGCTCATCGGTGATCCCAAGCTCATCATCGAGGTAAGTGCTAGTGTCGATGAAGTAGTCATCATCCCCGCGCAGGCTGTCGATCCACTCATTGATCCACTCATACGGGCTCTTGGGCGGGTTGTACGTGTAATACACGGCCACGTGATCGACCCATGGCGAGCGCTGGCGGATGAACGTCGGGTTCGCCTGGTCAAAGACTTCCGGCCCGGTGAAGTTCGCCGCTTCTTCATACCAGACGGCCACAACGTCACGCACGGTGTTGGACTTGAGCTTGTTCGGGTCTTGAGCGCCGTAGAAGTAAAACGTGCTGCCGGTGCGCCGATGGATGATCTCCATCGGTGAGACCCGGAACTCGAACTCATCTGTCATGTGCAGCATATCTAGCGCCCAGACGATCTGCTTGTAAATCGAATCGCGCAGGTACTTGCTGTTCTCGCGGATGCAGATCACGTTGGCCTTATGACCTGCCTGCGTCAGCCGCTTGACCTTGGTCACGATCTTTAGTGACACGGTAGAAGACTTGAAGCTACCACGGCCGCCGTTCAGGATCGAGTACGGCGCGCGCGATCGCCAAAACGGATAGAAGTGCGGCTGCACCATGTCAGACAGCTTAATCTTGATGGTCGTCTTCCGCTTGGTCGCCTGATCCGATGTCATCGATGATTACCGTCCCCTCTGTGGTGTCTCCGTCGCCCGTCATCAGGTCACGCTTGTACTCGGCCAGGTCAGCTTCAGCCTTGGCGCGGCGAGTCACAGCCGCATTCGGCAGGTTTTTAAGCAGCATGTCCATGGCCTTCTGCTTGTCGTAAAGCTCCAGCTTCACGAAACCCTTATCGATCGCCACGGACTTGATCAACGACGTGTCCACGTCTGACTGGGCTTTCAGATGAACCCGGTCGACCTGATAGGTGATCCCGGTAGGTTCCCCATCCTTGATTTCCACCACAGCATCTGACCCAAACTCGACATAGTCACCTATGTCTGCTCGTGCCTGCTTCGCTAAGTCTTGCAGCACGTCCATCTGCGTCATATGCAGCTCGGCGGCCTGCTCGGCTTTGAGCTCATCAATGATTCGCTTGACGCTAACATTTGCTAACAATCTGGGCGCGCTGGCTCTGGCCGTCTCGGCATCAACACCGTAGGCTTTCATATACGCCCAGGTTCCGTTGAATCGCTGGAGATACAGCATTGCGAATAGCTTCTGCTTGTCTGTGGCGTCGCTTTCGGTCACGGCTTTAGGCACCGTTTTCGGGTGCACCCTTTTCTGCTTTTCGGGTGCACCCTTTTTTGCTTCGGGTGCACCCCTTGCCCAGCCATTTCGTGCACGCCAACTCTTGACCGTGTTGAGTGAGACATTGTACTTCGCAGCAATATCCTTGTACTTCATGCCTGACTCATAATCCATTCGAGCTTGCTCTTGCTTTTCCTGCGCCATTACATATCACCACACCTCCCGGAGTTCGCTGCCTTATCGCTTCTTCGTTTCCAGCACGACAGCATACAAAAAGCACCGCCGCCAACAGGCTCGGTGCCGCGTATATGCTGGGACGTTGCCGTTTTCCGCCGGCCGTCGCTAGAACAAAACTCTCGTGCCGAAGCACTAGGTGATCACCCGGAGTCGAACCGGGGCCGTGTTCGCGCAATTCTGCGCGCCGCTCTGCCGCTAAGCTATGATCACACCTACAAGGGGTTCGGCTGGATAAACCGAGCGCCGCAGCTCTCACTTTGGCACATTACCAGTTTAATGCCGATTCTTGAGCTTTTGGGGTACTTATACCGGAACAAACGGGCACTCTGTCCGGACAATTAAGTGAATTTTAACGCCGCACCATGTCGGTACGACTCGGCAAACGTCATCAGCGCCTTGCGCTTAATGTAGTCAACTGAATCGTCACTTGCCAATCCGACACGTGAGGCAATCTCATTTGTTAATAATGGTTCAGGCGTACAGTATGAGTAATAAAGCACCCAGTATTCCTGAAACGAAAGCCACCCCATTGCACGCTGAATCTCGGTCAGTTCATCGCGGGCGTTAAACCCCTCCACCAGCCTCGCCTCAGTACGGTTCTCAAACGAAGCCGTGCGGGGCATACCGTCTAACGATGGCGACTTAATGTCAACAAGTGGCCGTCCTACAATGCGCGAATATCTACGATACTGTTTGAGCACTGCCCGCGCATTGTCGCGGCTTGCCTGCTCTTGAATGTCTGGTACAAGTCCCATCAACCTCGCCACCCCGTATGCTATAATCAGATTTGTCAGAAGTGATCATAGCGGGCCTTACGGGGCGCGCTATTTTTTTGTATCAGTGGAACATCAGATGGAATAATAGCTCGAACCACGCGACCGGCACCGGTGCAAAGCGCTTGAGTAGCAGCCACGTGGCGTAGATCACCATTGCGGTGACTATCAGCCATGCGAGGCGAGTTATGATGCTGCGCATGCGGTCAGTCATACTTCCTCCCACTCGCCGTTGAGCGAACCAGCGTTGCTGTCAAGGTAGGCTTTGTATTTCCGGTTCGGCACGATGGCCAGCACATTGCGGTAAGAGTTGCCCAGCTGTTCGTCTTGCATCGCGTCATCGGCCAACCCAGCGATTAACTCACGGCCAGTAAGTAACTGGTACTGGTCGCCATCCAAGTCGGTGTGGATGTCGTAGTCAGGGCGCGGTGCGTCTGCGGCTGCGGCATAACGGGCAAGCATGGAATTCCGCAGTTCGTCAATTTTTGAATTTGGCATACGCACCACCCTTGCTGTGTTCATTCGCTGTTCAACAACGGCCTCGAACACGTCTTGCTTTGTCTCTGTCATCGTCAATACCACCTATCCATTTTTGCCATTTCACCCAGTACCTCACTAGCCCGTTTCTTGTTCTCGGTGTACTCCTCGCCCATTGCCTCAATGATGCGGCCGCGGTCAGCAGGGGTGATACTGAACCCGTCATGCCCATCAAGGCAGACGTGATACCCGTGCTCGGGTTCACCGTCAAGCGCCGTAACGAAGCTAGTATTCACGATCACGCCGCTGTCTAACTTAATCAGTGTCACCGCTATTTCCCCCTTCGATGTAGTCCTTCACCTTCACACTGTCCACCCACACCTCGGCATTTACTGCGTTGGTGTGTCGGCGCACTGAGTCCAGCACTTTGCTTCGGGCTAATGCAGACCAGGTACTGATGTCTGGCGCCGGGTACATGTTGGCGTCGTAGCAAAGAAACGCTAGAACATGCCCCTGAGTCCGCTTTTCATCGAGCAGGATCTCGTCAGTTTCAATTCCGTGGCCAAGGGTGAACCCCGCCTTGAATCGTTCCGCTAAGCTAATCATCTTTCCTCCAGTCGGCAATGCGCCGAATCTTGCCATTTATCCGCTTGTATCGCTTTGACCCAACCACCACGCTCGTAACGGTGATGCCCTTAACCGCAGCTACAAAGAATGCGCTCTCTGCGTCTTCCTCATCGGTGTACCTTGAGTTGGCCGTGCCATACTTCTGAATCACTTCGTCCCGATAAAGCAACCGGATGGTTTTGTAGTTGTCGGCGTCGAAGCATGCCATCCACTGCTCGTTGTAACGCTTCTCTTCCTCAGTCAGCTCAGTCATGCTTTGCCTCCAATGTTTGAATCATGGCAAGCAGCTCACCGTTAGACTTGATTACCTGCCCCAACAGAACACGGTAGTCAGCTAAGATGTCATCGAGCTTGATTTGGTCGTCATCCGTCATCCAGGGGTCCCAGTTGTCATCGTCCTCGATAATTTCCCAACCGAGCTTGGAGAACTCCTTGGCTCGTCTCTCCAACTTGTCAGCAGCCAGCGACAAAAGCTCATTGTTTGCCTTGGTTTTCATATCATCCCCTGGCCTCCATCTCTTCTGCGATCCAGCAGATGCCAGTGTTCGCGAACAGCATCCCCATCAGGTTGCACATCAGCGCGCCCCAGATGGCGTCCCAGATCATCCCCATCATGAACGCTATGAAGGTGAGCGTGGCGATCAGCAGGAATACCACCAGCAGTCCGGTGATCACTTGTCTGTATGTCATCGCGGCACCTCCATGTCTTTGAGTGGTGTGGTGCCGACCCAGAAGATCATCGCCTCAAGCGCCTTGTTGTTGGCAGCGTTGAAGTCGTCCAGTGTCTTGATGTCCTCGGCCAGTACCAGCTTCTGCCGCACGTAGTCGAGCGCCATGCTCATCTTCGGAAAATAGTGGGCCTGCTGCACAACCACGGTACCGGTCTTGTCCGTATATGGCTGACCAACAGTGTACTGGTACGGGCTGGTCTGGATGATCTGATACTTGTCGATGCTGATCTTGATGCCCATCAGAGCACCCCCTTGAGGTCGTGCACACTGATGACGAAAATCTGATCAGGGTCAGTGTGCTCATCCCAGCCTTCCGGGGTGTATAGCTCAACCTGACCGAAGGGTGTGTCGAACGGCATCAACGGGTACAGTCCAGCTGGATCAAAGTGCATCTTGATCTCTGCGATGGTGTATAGCTCCGCAAACATCGGGTCAGTCATGTAGCCGGACCAGCTGCGCGGCTGGCCATCCCCGGTGCGGGTGCCCCAGAACTCAGGGTGGCGGTTGTCTCCGGTGTGCTTGGTGGTCATCAGCAGGTACTCGCGTCGTGTGCTCATGCCTCTGCCTCCTCTGCCTGTGCCTCACGTGCTTCTAGCTCACGCTCAAAGGCTGCGTCATCGTCATCTCGCAGGTGGTAGTGCGCCTTGTAGTAATTGCCCTGATCGTCTGGATGGCCAAAGCCAAGATCACTGGCGGCGCTCAGGCGCAACCGATTGCCACACTGCGGGCAGCGGATGAACCGCCAGCCGTATGACGCCTTGGTGATCGTGGTGAAACCGCATTGGTCGCACTCTAGGTCTGTCTTCACGCGATCAACGTGAATCGGCTTGTGACTGATCTCCGGCGCCGGGGCCAGGCCGCGGGCGAGCCCTTTCCGCAAGGACGTGACTGCGTCCATCACCTGGTCTGGCGTCATGGTTGGCCGGCTGAGCGGCTGGTAGGGGATGTCGTCCACCACCTCGGCCTCATCGGCCGGGGATGCATCCGCCGGTGCCAGCAACGGTGCCAGGATTCCCCCGTCGAGTGGTGATGCAGGGGATGCGTCATCCCCCAGCATCGCAACGATTTTCAGCAACGCCTTCTCGTGCGCTGGTGTGTCTGTCTTATAGCGAAATTCGATATTAGCCGTGCTCGTGCTGATTTTGATATATGTCATTACAGTTCCTCCACTTCAATTTCGACCCTGGGGCCATCGCCATCGTCATAAAACTTGGCCACGGCGATCTCCACGATCTGATTGTCATCGCACCAGACTATCCCTGTCAGTGCGTCCGATACCGCCTTGTAGTAATTGTCCACGTCCGGCTTCACGGTCGGACGGATGGTGCCGTTCTTCTTTGCTATTTTCTGAGCGCGTGCGCCACTTCGCTGGATAGGCCGGTAAACGGTCAGGCTTACCCGCAAAGCGGCAGACAACGGGTCTCTATGCCATTGCTGACGCGCATAGTGCTGAACCAGTTGCTTATAGCTGCGTGACTTCGCCGGGTCGACCCCACGAACGCCGTATCGCGTATGATAAACGCGCGGCCGCCCTTGCGGCACCGGGTCACCCGGCACGATGAGCTTAGTCATTGTCCTTGTCCTGGCTAAACGTGCGGTACTGACCCTCGAACTCAATCCAGCTGCCGAACTCGACCAGTGCCCCAGGCACCTCAAAGCTAGTGCCTGGCAGGGTTCGGCTCAGGGACAAGCCATAAGCCTCACAGGCTGCCTTCTTGTGCTCGTAATACGTGGTCTCGCCATTGAGCTTGATGGCCCTTGCGGCATAGCGCACAGGCTGTCCGATTCCGAACTCTCGACTAGCGCGCCAAATAGTCTCCGGTCGCTTGCCCAATCGCTTGGCAGCTTGCCCTTGCGACATGCCTTGGCGATACAACACCAGCATCTGCTCAGACAAAGCCTTCCGCCTTGCCCGGGCTGACTCGGACGTCCACTTGACGCCATCGCGCGACCTGCCACGAGCCTGCCCTTGGCGTGCAAATGCTTTGGCGGGTGGGGCCACCTCGGCACGCTCGCTCACGCATTTGCGCGGCACGATCACCCGGCCCGTTAGCGTCAGCCGCTTGAGTTCTCGGCTGAGCTCCGGTGCTCGGCTGACGTCAACCAGTAGCGTGCGCTCGTATGCGGTTTTGACAATAACAGCAGTAAACGATGGCCACGGCTTCGCATCACTCCCAAGTCCCGGGTTCCACCCGGTCACGGTACATGTATCTCCCACATGCAGTTCTTTTGCGCTCATCCTGCGCCTCCTTGCGTGCATTGTTGGCTGGCTAGTCGCCGTTAGCCGATAAGCCTACCTGTTGGGCGGTGAGGTCAGCATAACTGCGCACCCCGTCCGCCAGCCAGTTCTTGAGAATTGCGTCAGTGTACGCCCACTCCTTGCCATGGGCCGCAGTGATCTGCATGGCCTTGGCAACACAGTCGCGATCAAGCTGGCGCACCCAGCTGTCGATGTTGGCCTTGACCGACACAGTCAGGGTGCCGATGTTGGCAGCGTAGTAATCCAGTGCCGGTTGCAGGTGCGTATTCCACTCGCCGCGCTCTGCCTCCGTGAGGTCGACTTCGTTCGCGGGCGTGGTATGCATATACAACAACAACGCCTTTAGGTCTCGTTTAGTCTCGTCTGGTTTAGTCTTGTCTTGTTTAGTGTATGTGCTACTAGGTTGCCTACTGTGTTGCCTACTACCTTGTAAACTAGGTTGCCTACTGTGTTGCCTACTAGGTTGCCCACTATTTGCCATACTGGTTTCAGATTGTACACTATCTTGCCTACTTTGTTGCCTACTATCTGACGTACTGGCGATGTCGACCAGCCGGTACGTGGTTGCCTTGACGCCGTTGGTTTGGAAGTCGATCAGCCCTGACTGCTTTAGCGCGTTCCGGGCTTTGACGATGCCCTGACGGCTTAAACCAGTCAACATTTCGAGTGTTCTGTTCGGCATATTGAATTCGCTTGGCCAGCCTAGCTGGTTGCTTTGATGCACCAGCCCATGCCATAACGCTATCTGTCCTGTGCTTAGCGGATTGACGCTTTGTCGAACGTAGAACTCTCGAAGCAGCTTGAATAGATCCATACGGCTTCCACCCCCTTACCCGCTATCTCGTATTTGTGTCATGCAGCATCCCCCATCAGAACGGCAGATCGTCATCGCTGATGTCAACAGAGGCTCCTGCGACAAACGGCGCTGCCGGTGCCGGCGGGTTCGGGGCCATCGGTGGCATTGGCGGCATTGGTGGCATCTGTGCCCCGGCCGGAGCAGCCGCGCGCCGCTGGTTAGCCGCCTGAATCTCTGCGTAGGTCGGGCGCGGCGCCGCGGCGACCGGCTGCTGGCCACCAGCTTGGTGGTGCTTCACGCGTGGCTGTTCCTGCAATTGTGGGAAGTTGCTCGGCATGAAGAATTTGACCTCGGGGTAGGTCTTACCATTGTTCTGCACGGTCTGTTCAACGCGGACGCGCACGGGGCGGCCCAACATCATCTCGGCCCAGTTCTCGGCGGAGCCAAAGTCATAGCGGTCAGAGAAGCCCCCAACGGCTGCCGTCAGCGCGTTGGCCCGCCACATAGACGAATCCACCAGAACGAAGTTGTCGTAGCGAACCTCGGCACCCTGCCCCGCCTGTTGGACATCCCCGCGCACCGTGTAGTTCATCTGGATCATGCGGTTGCCGGTCGTCTTGGCTTCTTCAAGTGCCCAGGCACTTGGGTAAACTTCGTACTCGCCGTCTTCGAGGGGCTTGATCCCCGTGTTGCTTGCATCAAATGTAAAACTCATAGTTACGCCTCCTGTGGGTTGTTTGCCTGCGCCGCCTTCTGGATCGCGCGCAGGTACTTGTATGTGTACGTCAGTTGGTCAAGCGTCCAGGCAGACAGCTGTTGGCCGTATTGCATCTGAATCTGAGCCAGCGCGTCCAGCAGCGGCTGGTTGCCCAGCGTCAGCTTCACGATTGCCTCATTGGCCTTCACGCGACGCTCATGCTCCTGCGCGGCTAGGTCAACGCCGAGCTCAGCCCAAGCGATGATTTTGTGTCCGACCTCGCGATTGAGTACCTGCGGCGTTTTGAACAGGCTGCTGTTATCCTTCATGGCCTGTGCAATGTGGTCTTGATAGATTTGCCACGTGATGGCGAACTCATACTCAGTGCCGTCCTTCATCTCGGGCTTCAAGCCCACCTTCTCGACCTGTACCTTGCCAGTCTCGGTGCGCGTGACTTCGATGCCCTGCTTGCTCCGGGCGGTGGCGATCACGTGCACGTCACTGCCAGTCAGCAGTTGCAGGAGCTTCTGCTGATCAGGGCCGACCTTCTTCCAGTCGCCCAGCTGGCCGCCATACTCGTCGACCTTGGCCAAGATACCGCCCACGCCGCTCCAAGCACTTGAGGTCGAGTCGATGATGACCACCCGGCACCCCGCCTGCTTGAGTAGGGTGAACGCTTCCTGATAACGGTCGGCGGTGAACGGCGGCTCCAAGTCCACTTTGGTGAAGCTCCCGATCGTCACGCCGTCATGTTCGGTGTTGACGTACAGGCTCGACCGCTGGTGCTCGGTGTCAATCAAACCGATCGCGCCCCAGTGCTTCGCGTCATCATCGTCTGGCTGCATCTTCTCTAGCATCCCCTTGGCGATCAGCAAAGCGCTGAGCGTCTTGCCTGAGCCACTGGCACCCATCAGCAGGATAGGCACCTTGATCTGCGCACGCTGCGCAACGACTACCTTCATCGTGCGTCCCTCCCTTTGGCGGCCTGCGCGTTGACGTCTTGCCACATCGCGGCCTTTCGCTTCTTAGCGGCGCGTGCTACACTGAGAGAGTAAATATTTGAATTAAGGTTCTGATCTCCCGCGGTGGCCGCCGCTGGGGCTTTTTTGTCGTCCTGCCAAAACTCGCGGGTCTCCGCCGGGTCGTGGTCTGGATCTACGGCTTCATCGTCAAAGTACAGGAAGAAGTCGGCTAGCTTGGGATGGTTTGCGATCGTGCGGTCAATCCAGTTATTGAATGCTGTGATCATGGTATGCCTCCTTAGATGTTGTCGATATAGGTCTGAATCTCACTGCGCTTGTAGTAACCGCGGCGCGATGTCGGTGTCAGGTGGTGCTGGCGTGGGAATGATGGGTCTGAGATCAAGTCGTACCAATTAGGTGAGAACACCGTGACGCCGCCAATCATATCTGCGGCTTCGGTCTGCGTGATCAGCTCGCCAGTCGAGCGGCGCATCTTAGTTGCTTCCTGCATGGGCTATCCTCCTAACCGCTTGTTGAAGTCATCAATGTATTTCTGCGGATCCACCTCGGCGTACTCGGCCATCGTGATAAAGGCCGTCAATTCCGCCCCGATTTCCTCGGCGTATTCCTTGAGACCCCGATCGACCAGCTCCGATTCTGGCCGAGTGCGACTTCGCCTGGGCACGATAGCCGCATCACTGAACTGCGGCCAGATCTGCTGGCGCTCGTGCTCTTCCTTCTCCGCCTCGCGCGTTGCCGCAAAGGCGTCATGCTTGATGCGCGGATTGTCCGCGAAGCTGAGGGTGCCGAAGTCGGATCGCGCCGATGAGAGCGCCAGCCACGCTGACTTGAGCACAGCGGCAAAGGCTCGCTTCTTCTCGTGATCAGTTGCGCGCTGGCCCAGCGCATGCTTGCCAACGGTGCTTTCAGCCATATACGTGCGCTTGGCCAACTGCTTTCGGTTAAGCGTCGAGCCATCAATCGCCAGCGCCAGCTGCTGCGAGTATTTTTTGTCTACCACATGATTCACTCCTTTCGTCTACCAGAGCATCCCCGCAGGACGCCCCAGCGCCTCATAGTTGAGGCTAGTTGTTGATGCTGCCGCGGAACTCATTTTGTAGATCCTGAATCATCATGCGAAGCAGGTCCGTCCGTGCTCGCAATCCCGCAGCCTCAATCATGAAGCCGTGCGCCATCGCTGTGGCATAGTCGTCTTGCAGATGATCGTGAATCTCTTCGTACTTGGTGATCAGGTCTTTCGTTTTCATGGTCGTTCTCCTTTCAAGCAAATCATTCGCTCTTTGACATGTGAGATAATCGCCTTTGGAAGGAGGTGATTATATGATGCAGTGCCATCTGGTTTCTAATGGTCGGCGCTTAGAAACGGTTGCGTTACCAGCCATTCCTGCACGTGGAGATGTGATAGCCAATGCTGACCCTAAGTTACCGTATTACCTGGTGCATCGGGTTGAACTATTTGTCGGATCGAGCGATGCGACCGTGCACGTCCAAGAGTTTGCAAATCAATTGTCTGCCGTCATCGATATCGACGGCTTCCGTAATCAGCGTGGTTGGCTTTAACTTTACCCAATAGCAACTCTCTACGAGCTCGCGTGACACAAACACTGCTTCCGAAGTTAGGACTAACTCCTGGCACTCTTCCTGCCAGATGATAAAGCCCCGACGGATAAGCAGTGTTTTTGTATCTTTCTGAATCACTTGGCCGACGACTTCACCGGCAACCTCAAGGACTTCGACTTGATCTGCCGCTTCGTTCTTTGTCATCGTGATACCTCCTCAGTTGCTTGCATGCTTATTCATCTTTCGTTCTTTCAAAATTGACTATCTTCACCAATTCGCTGCTATACTTAGGCCATCCTAGTAAAAGGAGGGATAAGCGATGGCAAGAGCTGATGAAGTAGCTCGCGACTTGGTACTTGGATTGATTACTGCTGGCAAGCTGTCAACACCCGAAAGCGTGACGAATGCTTACCGCCAGATTTTCACCGAAGTAAACGTCTCACACGGCGTTTACACAGTCCGTAATTTGTCGCCGGTTGATTACCGCGACGGCAAATTTTTTAAGAAAGATTAGTCTTTGACTGATTTCACCAGCTCCGCGATGGCTGCAACCATTGCGGAGTTTTTAGTTTCAAAAGCGTGATCAAGTTCTGCGTTAGCCTTGTTTAGAATCTCGATTTGAATAGAACGTTCTGACTTTTCGTTCATCGTGTAACCTCCTTTCCACTTGTACGATTCGTGTGGTCAACTCCATACAAAAGAACATTCGGCGTCGTACCGAGCGCCTCTGCAAAGGCCATTAGTGTTTTAGTTGATCCGTCACGGCGTCCATTTTCAATCGACTGCACCATTGATACTGATCGATGCGATCGTGCTGCGAGTTCTTCTTGCGTCAAGCCTGCAGCGATTCGGGCCTCTTGCAATTTCATCTGCTCACCTCCTTGCGGTTGTCTATGTACATATAGTACACCCACATTTAGTACAAGTAAAGTTGATTATGTACAAATCGTCAAAATTTCATTTCCCTTACTATGAGTACAACATATAATACTAATCGTGGAGGTGTCCTTATGACTACTGGACAACGAATTGCTGAACTCAGGCAAAAGCACTCAATGAGCCAACCCATGTTGGCTGAGAAAATGAACGTTAGCGCAAGTACGATCACCAGCTGGGAAAATGATCGCCGTGGCGTAAAGGGCGACGACCTGGTTCGGCTGTCCCAGCTTTTCAACGTCTCAACTGACTACTTGCTCGGAAATATTGAAAAAGCCAATTACTACTCGTTATCTGGGAAAGAGAAGCTCGATATTGCCGAGCAAGCTCAGCGGATCATCGACGGCCTTGATTCCGACACCGGTGTCAACTTCTATGGCGAACCCGCCACCGATGAGCAAAAACAATCGATGCGCGACATCCTAGAAATGGGCCTGCGGATCAACAAAGAAAAGGCCAAGAAAAAGTTCACGCCGAAGAAGTACCGGAATACCGAGGACAAGGATAGTGAGTAGATGTCTTACGCAACTGACCGCGCCGATGCAACCTATCGCCGCGTTCAGCGTTCCCGTATTTGGGAATCAGCTGAGCCAGCCGACGCTTGCCGTGCGCTCGATATTGATGTAGTACCCCACGAACTGCCCGATGGTATGTACGGGCAGTCCATCATGAGTAACCGATGCGCTACCATCTTCTTGGCCGACGCCATCGATGATCCATTTCGCCAGTATGTTCTATCGCACGAGCTGGGACACTGCGTGATGCACCCTACCGAGAGCACCCCATTCATGCGGCGCAGCATGCACGGTGGATTCATCCCCACTATCGAACGTGAGGCAAACGAGTTTGCCTTTCGGTATCTGCTCAAGCAGTTGGATCACGAGACGCTACTACGAATGTCTCGCACAGATATTCTCGATTATTTTGGAGTACCACAGGAGTATGAGCGATTCATCATTTACTAGGAGGAAAAAACATGCGAATCAATAAACTATTTCGCCTTGCCGCTATTGCGGTGATTGCCGTGGGTGCGGTAATCGCGACAGTAGCTACCACTGACACATCACAGCCACAAGTGGTCATGGCCGCGAAGAAGAAGGTGAAGGTTAAGCTTACCTCAACGGTCTTCTATCCGGATTCATCAAACAAAGCATACGTCACAGGCAAAACCACCCCAAAAGCTAAGGTCAAGGCTGGCTTACTCGGCTACGTAAAAGTCGGCAAGTCTGGTACGTTCAAGCTCAAGGTCAAGGCAAAGGCAAAGGATAAGAAAGTCACTATCACTGCCAAGTTGAGTGGGCACAAGACCACAAAGAAGAAAGTCACCATTAAAGCCAAGGGTTCCGTGGATCCGAAGGTCCAGGCAGAACTGAAAACCATCAACGAGACGATTGCCACCAGGCTTAAGGAAGATCAAGGCTTCGCAGACGGCACGCTCGACGAAAACGGTAATCCGACCAAGAACGGCACCCCAAATGAGGCCTTCACTTGGGCAACATACATCGATAGCATCACAATCGATGCTGATCACCTAGTAACCGCACAGGCCAAGACAGCGGCAATGTCGCTACCTAAAGATGATCAAAAAGCACTGGCGGAACACTCGGGTAAGCTGGCGCTAGCGACACTAGCAGAACTTGACAAAGCTTCTGAACAAGAACTGACCAGCAAGCTCCCTACCAGCCTCAAGGTTGGTAATAGGTTCATCTCACACTACTGAGTAAGACGGCCCGGTCTCGGAACATCGTCCCACAAAAAGAGTGCGGAAAGGACGAAAACACTTGGCAAAATATGATTTAGACAATTTGAGTGACACTGAAATTGAGGAAGTCATGCACTCTCTTAAACATCCCTCAACGATTAAATCGTTTGACCAGTGGTACCAAGATGTTTCTTCCTCACTTTTTCTGGGTCAAACAAACTATGACAACCAGAGAGTTATTGGCGACGTTGATAAGATTCGATATATCCTTCACATCCGAGTCGGCAAATTTGAAAACCGTTACAGCATTCACCTACGCTTTATAGAGAACAACATGCATCTGCTTCGTCTGGATGTTGGCACTGGTCACAGTAACCCAGATGGAACACACATATCCGGCGATCATATTCACATTTATGTCAGCTCTGAAAAGCATGCAAAGTTTTTTGCTACACCATTAGAGAAGAGCGACTTTCCAAATCTTAATAATCTAGCCGATGCCCTCGATGCATTTCTCGACTATACTAACGTAAAAAGGAGGCGGCGAAATGGCACTGACAGCATCTGAACTCGAAAAGACCTATTTTTCATGGTTGCGTGACAAGTATACTTTTTCAGACCTAAGCAGTGACGTGGTGAAGATCGAGACGCCATTTCTCGACTCTGAGTTCGACGACATCGTGCTCTACGCTCAGTCTTTGAAGTCGGGAAAAATCGTTATTACTGATGATGGCTGGACGATTGACAATCTTGAATCAATGGGTATTTCATTTTCCAAGCGTGCAACGACACGGCGTCGACTGCTCGATGAAATATCGGTTAGCTTCGGCGTTGACATCAGCTTTGAAACCAAGGAAATTTCCATCCACACAACGCTTAACGATTTTCCGGAGGCTAAGCATCGCCTTCTACTAGCAATTATGCGAGCGAATGATCTGGCCTTCCTAGCACCAGCCAACGTTAAGGCTTCTTTCGTCGATGACGTCAGGGACTTGCTTGACGAAAACAGAATTCTCTACACGCCAAGCATTTTAATCCCTAGTTCACAGGGGTTGGCAGTTCATTTTGATTTCTCTATTCCAGTTCCAGATGGAAATCAGAAATTACTCCGCACAATTTCATATCCGAACAATCTCAACAATATGAAAATTGCAAACTACGATATAAACCTCGCTAGTCGTACACGGAAAGCTAAGTACATCGTCATCTTGAATGACATAAAGAAGGCTCTGACAAACAAGCCTGTCCTTGATGCAATGGTGGAAGATTCAGATTATCCCTTCGATATTCACAGTTTCACAGATGTCAAGAAAGACCCATCAATTCTGACAAATGCCGCATAACAGCGTTTAGTGCATTACCGGCCCCCTTTCGGAGGCCTTTCTTTCACAGCTAAAAAGAACATACGTTCCCACCATGGCAAGTCTATTGCCACCCATATACTAGACAATCGGAGGATTACCTGATGCCAAAATGGACACCAATCAAGGGCCACACCGGCCTATACGAATACAAAACTCAAAAAGGAACACGCTACGGGGCGCGCCGTACATACACGGATGCAATGGGCAAGCGCCGCGAGTGGCAAACATCAGGCAAGCTCTTCTGGCGAGATGCTGATCGTGATCTCAAGCAATTCGAATCTGATCTCGCCAATGGCAAGGTCGGCCCCATCACTAACCAGAACATCACCGTGGATCAGTATCATCAGCAGCTTGTCCAGCGAAAGCTCAAGCTCGGCGACTGGCGTGAATCAACCCGGCGCGCTCAGATGAACTACTACAAGGGCTACGTTAAGCCAGCATTCGGTAATCGCAAGCTGACCACGATCACACGTAGCGAGTACCAAGCCTACTTGGACGGATTGGCAATCAAGGGCTTGGCTGCGTCAACCATCAAGACGATTGACAGCATCATGAAGAACATCATGAATGACGCTGAGAATCAAGACGTGATCGACAAGAACCGGCTGCGCGGCTTGAAGCTCGGCGGCAAGGAAGCCCGTAGCAAGGAGCTCAGCAATGACCAGATTCAAAAATGGCTCAAACAGGCCACCGAGATGCTCGATGAGTATGAGATGACCATGGTGCTTGTCGATACGCTCGGCCTGCGCCGCGGTGAGGTTATGGGTCTCCGCAACGAATCCATCACCATCACTCATGACGAAGTGAATAATCGCGATCAGGCAGCCATCAAGATTGACTTGCAACGCACGCCCACAACGCTCACGGGCGGGCCGCTTAAGACCAAGTCATCGTATCGCACGATTTGGGTATTCGGTTCACTAGTCGAGCGGCTCAAGTTCGCTATGCTGACAGCGGACAACCTGCGCCAGCGCAATCATATTCAGTCTGACAAGCACTGGTTGTGGCTGGGCGAAAATGGTAACCCCTTCTACCCTGATTACATTGGCCGCCTTGAGCGCGCCGTCAGCGATGAATGCGACATCAAGGTTTACCCTCACCTATTGCGCCACTACTTTGCCACCACGACCATCGCCGGTGAGAAGCCGCAAATTGACGTCATGCACTACCTTGGGCACAAGAATTTGCAGATGACCGCAGACTACACCCGGGCCAGCAAAGAGGCCAGCCTGAACGTCTATTCAGGCATTGATGGGTTCATCAGTTCATTAACCAAATAA